GCCCCATCCGCGGCGACTTGTTTGACGATCTCTCTGACAGTGACAGCGAAAATGAAAAGGTAAAGAGTATTCTTCGTGACGTTCAATCTGGCAATGTGTCCGAAGCTCATAACCAAGCCTCTGACATTTCTAAGGCGGTTGTGGGGTGCGCGGTGGGAACCTGTTTTGTGGTTGGGACGCTACTATGCTTGCGCATACTTTTTCGGAGCAACAATGATGAGGAGCTTGAAAACTTGCGCCGAAGGCGTCAACGCCAACCCGAGGCGCGAGCGAGTTATCGTACAGTTAACGCCGAATGGATACAGGAGCGGGTTTACCCTCTGCGAGATGCCGACCGAGGTGGACGGATCGCTGGTTTTGCAGCCAAGGTGTATTTTCCCGGGAACGGTACGTACATTGTGACTAAGAAGCACATCGTTAACAACTTCCCGGAGGTGTACTACATGTCCCAAAGTAACACGCGTGTGAAACTTGGGTCCATCAAACCATACCACGTTGACGACGAGCGTGATCTTGTGTTTTGGTTGGCTACCGACGTTCCGCTCAGTATTAAAGCTCTGAATTATAGCTGTGAACCCGCTAGCACGGGGATGATGATGCTTTGCTCCTTTGACTTGACCAACGAGGAACCGTCTGTTGGGCAGTCTCCGTACACCCGACATGAGAAGGACAACTCCATCGTTTATGACTGTGACACCGTTAATTTTCAGTGCGGATCACCAGCCATACGCGCGACCGATTACTCTATCATCGGTCTTCACAGCGGGACGTACGGGACGCAATTTGGCAATTACTCACATATACTGCGCCCTCCTCCCCGACCTCACGACGGCCCTGGTCCCGAAAGTGTCGAGACCCCCATGCGGGTTATGGCCAGCCCGAATAAGATAGTGGTTCACGTAGGAGGGAACGATGACTGGCCTCAGAGGGAGGCACCGTCAGCCCCCCCAGTCATTGATGACGGTAGTGGGCTTAAGCCTGTTAAGCGAGTCGCACCTTCGGTGGAAGGTAAACCCAAGGAAACGAAGGGAACGAATATGAAAGCGGCTAGTAAAGCCCGCGGCGAACGAGACCGTGACCAACGTGAGTTTAAGATGGCTCAACGGCGAGCTGAAGAGGAAAGAAGGGCTCTTATCACCGAAACTAACAAACGTCAGAAAGCTTTTAAGGAGTACGTTGAGGACGAAGTCGAACGACGAGTTAAAGAGCGCCACGAACGTGGCGATGAATTTGACGAGAATGACGCGCGCGCTGCTGAGCGCGACGCGCTGGAAGAGGATACGGACTTTCGCGACGGGTATCACGAACAACTTGTCGAACGAGCCGAGCGGCTTGGGTTGACTACTGGTCGTACTGTTCTTAAACATATAAAATCTTTGTACACAGCTAAGGACCAATACGAAGACGTCTTGACGTACGGCGGAGAGGAGCAGCGTAAGCAAGCGGACCAGCATATACGCGACCTCCACGACCTTATTAAGAAGAGGTGGGATGACTTTTACCGAGCAGTCGACGTGGTTAACGCGCGGAAAGAATCCGTTGCCGTTCTCGGTGGGACTCAGCCAAAAAACTAGTCATGCCTCGTGGTATTAAACTCATCCGCATAAATAGGAATTCCCAGTATTTTAAAGGGACTCCGCCAAAATACGGATGTTTTATACCATGGGGCCGATTTCTTCATCCTAAGTTTCACCCACCTATTTACCCTGAGAAGCAAACTGTGTGTCGGCCTTCCCTTGGCAAGCTCGCCCAATATGCGGCTGGTCACAATATTAGTACCGGACCTGGGTATGCGTACGTTCGACCAACTATGGCTAACATCAAGAAGAATCTCGACATTATGAGCACCCCGCTTAACACTGACTACCAGCGTAGTCCTGAGTGGGCCAAAGCTATTGAGATCGTTTACGCCAGGTACCGCCCGTACATGACGGGCCCCGAAATGGGTCCGCAGTCCATGCTGGAGGCACTTAACTCGTTGGAGCGTCGGCGCAGTACTGGTTTCCCCGACCGGCCATTCGGGTTCGCAGAAAAGGGCGACTACGTTGACTTATACGCTAACCCTGACACGCGAAGCCAATTTGAGGAATGGTTTCATCATTACACGACTGCGGAGGGCAACCACATTCCAACGTCCATTCATAAGATGTCCCCTAAAATTGAGTTGCGCCCAATTGCTGACATCGAAAATGATAAAATAAGACTGTTCTCCCCTTCGCATGTTGCCCTTATCATTGCCCATAAGATTATTTTCGGTCGCCAATCTAAAGCGTTTGGGTGTTACGAACACTCAGCGTACCGATTTAACGTTTTTAACAACGGTATTGACAGGATGGCACGACGGCTCGCTGAATTAACTGTCCGCTCTGAGGACGCACATAAATGGGATAAGCTCTTTGACGCGATGTGTGCTGTGTATGACATACGTATTCGGTGGTTAAGAGACAGCTGTAAGCTGACACCCCAGCAAGAGAAACTTGTTCGGTTTATTGTTTACAACTACTGCAGGGTCACTATATTGTGTCCAAATTACGACATTTATCAAGTCGACAATCATGTCAACCCATCTGGCAAGGACGACACCACTATCGATAACATCATTGCTCGCGACTTGAAACGCGAGTACCTGTTACTACTTGCCGATTGTCACTACAGCCCAGACCCTAAGGATATGTCCAAGATGTGTGGTGACGACTTGCTTGATGACATTACTAGGACGCCGAAATTATACCAAGACACCGATTGGTACAAGAAGGAGGCGGCTAAGATCAACGTCATCGTCAAAACAGCTGAGGTTACTAAGGGCACCACTGGTTGGGAGTTCCTTGGCTTTGTTTGTCAGAAAGCGTGGTACGACCCTACTCTCCACGCCCCGCGCTTTAAGGAGGAGCGACTACGTGCTGGTTTTTTTGCTGACGTTCAGTGCAGCGATTCAGACATGGCTTTGCGGTGTTACTCGCTCATCGCTCTTGCGTTTGCTCACTCTGAACAGCTTTACAGCGAATTGTGTCGAGTTTACTTTACTTGGGTTGTTAAGCGTGCCCCACACGCTGACCACGACGCCCTTGTTTCTTTAGTATCTAGAGCTATTAGTAGACCTAACCTCATGACCCTTTGGCACGGTCTTGAGAGTGGCATCCCCGACGCTGATGTGTGTAAG